TAGACTACCAATAAGGTCTTTCATTCCCCCAAAGTATCCAAACTTTTCGGCCATCTCTACATAAACATCGTTCGGACTTTCGCCTTTCAGTATTTTGTTTCTGGCTTCTGATAAAAAGTATGGAAGTACAACACTACCACCAGGTATTTCTGTGATCAAGTCCTCGTTACTTAAAATATTATGCCCTACGATGTACTTGTCCGCTTCAACAAAACTTTTTATATCCTGTGCTATTGTTTTTTGTTGTCGGCTAGGATCAATCCAGGTCGACATATATTCATTGAGATTGCCGTCAAAGTTAAGCATTTCTTCTTTGATGTCACGACCCTCATAAAGAAAATTACCAAGATCAAACGCTTCATAGTATATTGATCCTGCGTGATAGGCTGCCTTAAAATTCTCCCAACTTCCAAATATTTCGCTCAAATCTCCGTACTTATCAGGAGCAAACAGGGATGCCCACATCTGATTACCAACACCTATAGATTTCTCTGCCTGCATTTCCAGCCAGTCTAACCACATAAATTTAGTGAGAAATTCTTGCTCTAACTTTGTGACTTCTTCCCCTCTGTCTATCTTTTGTTGGATTTTACCTGCAATGAACGTACCACCCATCATTCCGGCAGCACCAACTATTGCGCCACCAATACCAAATGCACGACCACCAATAGCAGCACCACCCAGACCAGCAACACCATATTGAATGACGGGTGTTAATGCCTGTGCTGCTTTCTTCCATTGTGGCAGATCATCATATACCGATGCAGGGAGACCACCTTCGCCTACTTCTCTGGCTTCTGGATCAGGTATATATTCGGTCGTCTGTCCCATTTCAGCAGCGAGCTTTTCTTCCTGCTCTTTTTTCTGCTGATACTGCTTTTCAAATCGATCACGTTCCCATGCCGGCATTGCTTCGGGTGGTGGTGGTGGTAATTGTTTGAGTAATTCGGATAATGGATCACTGTCCTCAATTGGTTCCCAATCCAGCCAGTATCCTTTTCTTGTTTGCGCGAGATAATCATAGGCTGCCGTAATCAATCCACGATCTAACCAGGGTGGCATTTCTACTTCTGGTGGAGCTGCCTTAACTGCAAGAGCATACCTGGCGATACGCTTTGGATCATTCCAGTAATGCTGCTGTGTTGGTGGAGAGTATTCAGCTTTCAGGTTCGGCCAGAATTTTTGATTGATATTATCTATTACTTTTTGATCCCGTTGTTGTGGTGGTTTTGCCTGCTGTCTTTGCTGGAACTGTGCATATTGACCCAACGGATGACCGAGATATTTGCCCCAGTCGGTTTCTTCTGTCTCAATTTTGTTCTTTAGTTTATCAATTTCCTGGCGTACTTCGAGCTGGTTTTTAGGCATTGCCATGTGTTATTCTCCTGCGTGTTGTTATATTCTCCAGTTGACCATTTCAACCCACCATTCAGGCGGCTTTGGTGTATATGTGCTTCCACCTCCACCTCCACCACCGCCCCAATTACCCCAGTCATCATACCCACCACCACCATAATCAGGTGCAGGTGCGGTTGTTTGTGCGGTTGGTGCTGTATTAAGTTTAGCCGATCCTGTTCCAAAAGGTGTCCACATATATCCAGGAGGAGCTGCTTGATTTCTTTTTGTCCATTCGCTTTCATTGACAAAAATATTCCCGTATATTTTTTCCCATGCCTGTCTGCGTTTCATCCATTCGGATGGTGTCATCAATACACTGGCGTTCTGTTCTCTCCAATTCATTGGTAGGGATGCAACATAATCCATACCGCCTTTATATCCGCCTGGATTTGTAACTGGATGATAAGGCTTTGTTGGTGAAGAATTAAGAGATCCGTATTGTTGTGCCTGTTGTTGGTATCTTTGCGCCCATGCGTTTTGTGACTGTTTCCCATAGCCCATATTCATAGTTGTAGGCATTTGGATAGGATTTGTTGTTGGACTTTTATAATTACCCGTGTTTGTCTGCTGTGTCCATTGTCCCTGCGCGTTCTGCTGCCATCCTACTTCTGGGTATACCGGCTTTTGTTGCATCGCCTGTTGTTGATTTCTATACGCGTCTGCCTGTGCCTGCATCCGTTGTGCATAGGCGTTCTGCGCTCTCTGCTGTTGTTGTTTCCGCTTCTGTTCTTCCACATACCTTTGATACGCGTCATTTGCGGTATTCTTTGGTTGCGTATATGTTACCTTTGCAGGTGCTTTATAGGTGACTTTGTTCTTAACCTGTTGCGTTGTGTATTGTCCATCTAACATGATTGCCATTTTATTTTCCTCCGAATCTTTTTTCAACTCGTTTTACTTCTTCGGGATTAACCTGTTTTAATAACATTTTCATATCGTCTGGTATTCCCTGCCACATTTCAGATATTTCTGTATCCAATAAGGGTTGAAAGAAATCTTTCTGGATCTCGTCCATCATTTCCTGCAGCTTTGCATTACCTTCGAGCATTGCATCATCAAGATCAAGTATGTTAATTGACATTATATACCTCCCTGCATTTCAGGCGGTAACATTTCCTCAGGGTTTTGTCCTGGCATCTGTGGTTGTCCCATTGGTAAACCTTCCTGTGCGCTGTTCATGCCTGGCATCATCCCCTCTGTCCCCATTCCTTGCATTTGTGCCATCATTTCTGGTGGTACTTGTCCTTGTGGTGGCATGCCTGGTTGTCCCATGCCTTGCATTTGTTGTTGTTGCTGCATCATTTGAGCCTGCATTTGCTGTTGTATCTCCTGCGCTTTCATCTGGAATTGTGTATCTGCCAGAAATGCGGTGAATTTCTCCCGTAATATCTGCCGTTCTTCATCGTCTGATTGCCCGATGTGTAGATATTTTTCTCTTGCCCGTTCTTTACTGACCATTCCTTTTTCTGTCAGCTCCATCGCGATCCTTGCCTGTGAAAATTCATCCTGTGGCATCTCGATTCCCAGGGTTGCGGTCAATTCTATATCTTCCGGCACTTCTTTCATATCCAATTCGATCCCAGTATCCTTTGGACCTACTGTTAATTTACCTCCACCATTTGAACGCAACATACTTAACCCGATTTCCATAGCATCGGTGAAGATACTTGACAACATTCTTTGATACGGAACCAATGGAAGCCGGCCAGACTGCGACAATAAAGCAACCATTGAGAACGGCGCATTACCACCCAACGGTTCACCTAACGTTTGACTATAGATTGTGCTTTCTTCTGCTTTGTTTTCTGCGATGGCGAATAATTCTTTCATGTTGCTGTCAATAGTTTCTCTCTCCATCGGTGATAGATCCTCACCTGGTAATATCTTGACAACTCCACCAGGTGTTTCATAATCAATTTTCAAACTCTTTTCAAGATCATTGGTCTTATACACCATGACCGGATTAGCTCCCGTTGTGAAAGCATTGGAGAAGAATAAAGTAAGCATTAATGATTGTCTGGCGTGTATTCCAGACTTGACCAGACCATAAAGAAACGGCTGTCTGGCGTGTTCTTCGTCAAATAATTCCCCACCTTCAACAATCGCGCTGGCAATCGGTATCATATCTAATTCATGTGGCTTAAACATTAATGGTTTGTCCTGTCCATCCAGCCAGATAGCATGATATTCTTCGTCCCAGTATTCGCTATATCCAACTTCATCGGTCGCGTTCTTACCTTTCAATTGTTCCTTTGCTTTATCACCCAGACGTGCAATAATGTCAGTGGCTTTCATATCCCTGTATGTGTAATGTGCAGACAACCCGAACGCGTCATAAATTGGATAGCATACCTTTGGTGATAACACCTCAAACATCAACGGGGTTTTCTTTGCAATCTTTTCAAGGCGTTTCTTTCTTACCGGATTCTTTTCCAGTTCAATTACATCTTGCATGTTGGTTACGGCTATATCAACCTGACCATAAAGCAATGCAGACAACACGGCGTTATAGTGTATCGGTTGTTTCTTTACCTTTCCGGCCGCATCCCAGATCATACGAGCTGCTTTTTCTACTTTGCTGGCAATCGGTTCTTCGAGTGATGACTTGTTCTTATCTCTTGGTACTGACCAGATAGGATCTGCAGCCGTCAACAACCTGGTAGCACCCAGTAGTTTATTTCTTGCATCCACTGATACAGTTTTCTTGATCCAGTTCTTATCAGCCACAATTGAATCATCCAATAAATAGGCTTCTTCGATCTCTTTATATAACTGGTTACGTGTACCGAAACCATCCATCAATGACTTTGCTTTTGCCTGAATGTCCTTGAATTCTGTTGTCATAGTTTATATTCCTTTCAAACTTAAATAAGGGTTCTGCTGTTTCTGTTTTGCTGGTTCTTTTATTTCCCGGATGTCAGATAGGCCATATTTTACGGTGTCATAGCTATGATCTTCCATATCGCTGTCAACATCCTCTGGCCTGATCTTGTCATAGATTAATTCTGGGATTGTTCTGATTGAGTTGCTGCAGTTGCGGAAGAATACGATCCCAGGCTTCCCATCCGGCAGATCACCTAACACCCGATCAAATTTACGCTTGCCTGATAGTCTATCATTGTCCGCTTTTGTTACCTGTATGCCATTATCCTGGTATATGTCCGCTGTTGAATAGATATTATATTCATCCTGTCTATTGCGTGACCACATTGCCGGGTCCATAAATGTGG